CGGTCTTTATAAACTTATCATCACTGGAAATTATTAGGGGCGCCTACTAGATATGCGCCGTGGAATTTTGCCTCTACTTTACAAATCTTTTAGCATCTATAGAAAGCCCTGCCAATGCTGCAATTATCGTGAATATTATCGTCCTTATCGTCCCATTGATTCCGTAGTGCATTGCGAATAATTCTAACAGAGTAAGACAAGCAATAGCCATAATCACAATCTCTTTATCAACTGGTTTCATAATTTCTTTTTCACTCCCGAGTTACTAGGGTTCTTTGTTTCCTTTTTAGTTGACCCCGTCCCTGTGTCTGATTTTTCTGTATTCTTCGTCGCGTTCCCGTCCTTCGCTTCGTCTTCTGAAACACTATCATCAATACTCAAAGGTGGGACTAATTTTCCTTTAATATTAAGTTGTTGAAAGATTTGTTGTTCTAGTTCTTCTTGTTCATCTGCAACCGGTTGCTCGAATGTGAAAGCCACCATTTTACTTGATGCCTCATTTGTTTCCTCAGCGTTTCCCATGTGCAATTCAGGCATACCCAAATCTTTTACTGCTTCACTCTTCCACTCTTTTCTCCAATCCATAGGGTTCAGTGTCGAGAACTGGGGGATTTTAAAATCTGCTAAATCTAGTGCTTTTTTGCCTGCCAAATCCAAAACTTTTCCTTCCAATTCTACGATTCTATTACTCGCTGCTTGCGCTCTCGATTTTAACAATATTGATTTGGTATATTCTTTTACAGCATCAGATGTTTTTTTTGTATTTATTTCCTCAAGCGTTATATTCCCAAGAAACTTAGGACTTATTGCATTTATTTTTTCTATTGCTTTTCGTCTTTGATTCTTTGATAAGGTTTCCTCTTTTGCAATTCTTATAAGTCGCTGTAATTCAAATCTTTCTGCTGTAATGCTTTTAAACGCTTGTATGTTAGCATCGTTTAATAATTTCGTTTTGCTTATAGCGGGTGTAACCCTTCTGTCAAACACGATTAATGCTGCTGTTAATGCCACTACTCCGGCAACTATTAACAAAACCGGATTTAAAAGCATCACGGCATTTAATGATCCAAATGCAGTTATAAGCCCCGGTATTACCGTTGCCATTAAGGTTCCTAAAATCAAAAGTAGCGGCCCCAAAATAGCAACCAATCCCGCTATGACAACAATTGTCTTTTTCGTCTCAGGACTTAATTGAGAAAAACTTTTAATCCATCCTTTTACTGTTTGTAAAAGTTTTTGAGCGATGGGTAGAAGTATTTTTCCTATTTGAACGCCTAAATCCTCTAATCTCGCCCTTGTTATACGCATTTGATTAGCAAAACTTTGACTTGTTCTTTCAAAATCACCTATTGCTTTTGAGCTTTGTTCTGTGGCTATCATCAAAGTAGCCACCGCCTTTGCCTGTCGCTCACTTTCAAATCTCATTCCTTTCTGGGTATTTAATAAAACCCTTGCTTTTACGTCTGATTCGAGTATTGATATTCCTAAAGTTTTAACGCTTTCCCTCTCTCCTAAGAGTGCTTTAGTAAGGGCAGCACTTGCTGACTGTGCGCCACCCTGAACATTTGTGAAACTCGCAAGATCAACCGCCAATTCATTAACTTGCTGGCTCATTTCAAGGGCTGCGCTTTCAGTAAATCCAAACCCCACAAGCAAATCACCTGTATTTCCTAATAATTCAAAAGCCGCCCTGCTACTTAGTCCAAAATTATCTTTTAGGTTTTTAGCGGTATTATTAGCTTGTTCTCGTATTGAAGAAAAAACGGTATTGAACTTAGATTCGGTTTCTTCAAAGTCAGATGCTAATTTGACAGCCGTGCCCCCTAAAGCAACAATAGGCAATGTAACGGCTAAGCTCATTGTCTTTCCAATGGATTGGATTCTTCGCCCGGTAACTTGCAGATTTTTATTTATGCCGGCTAATTGCTTAGAGAAGTTATCCCTTAAACTAATAATATATTCTACATTTCTAACTGCCATTTATTCAAATTTTAAACTAAACTGCCCTGTTGATAGAACTCCTAATGTTGATAACCATTCCAATTCTGCTAAACGTTGACAAAACTGGTCTATGTCTAAGTCATCAGGATTTTCTTTAAAAAAAAATCGGATTAACGCCCTTTTATGCGCAAACCCGATTACATTTGATTTAGTAAGGGAGTATTTTTTTAATTTTTTTTTATCTCAACCTGAACTGTTTGTAAATATTCTTCAGCTATTTTGAGACACAAAGAGACCATATATTTAGGTGTTTCTTTTATTTCTTTGTCGCATTCAAATACACATATATCATATATAGCTTTTCCCGCCCCTACCATATTGACATTTCCTTCAATAGTTGTCAGTGCAGACAACCCAAAAGAAAGATCTTCAAAATTAGGTTCTCTTAGGATACAATTTTTACCTTTTACGATAAAAGTTACTTTTTTGGGTTCTTTCTTAGCCATTATCTATATTGTACGTGAGAAATAACGAAATTAAGAGTCAGTTTTAAATCAGTATCGCCTTGTGTTCCTGTACCTCCGTCATTGGTAAATTCAAGATTTTTCAACACATGGGTTTGAATATTCTGCGGATTGCCAAATACCAAGACAAAATCAGATGCCGGAATCTGCAAAAGAGAACCATTAGGAGCTACTTCTCGCATGGCTTCAATATCATTCATGGAAAGTTCGATAGAACCCGTTGCCTCAATGGCTGCATGACCCCTGCTCACAGGACGATTACCCGTCCCAAAATTGTTGGATTTTTCCTGAGTTTCCTCGTAAGTAATGGAACTCATGCTAACAAGTGGAACACCCAAAAATAAGGGGGTTATTTGTACGTACGAAAAAGCTTGACCATTAACAAGGGGGGCTGCCATAGTTAAATATATTTATATGTTAATCCTTTTATGATAATTTTACTGCAAATCCAATGTTAAACTCAATTTGTCGTGCTACCCCAACAGGAACGAGAATAACCGAAATAACGATCTTGCTCGTTGAAAGTACGTCCTGCGAAGGGTCTATACTTACGCTCTGTGCGCTTAATTCCCCGTCTGCTACCATATCAACCAAAGCCCGTTGTGAATCGTTCTTAAATAACGAAATAGTGTCCTCTGATAGAGTGCCGTCATCATTCACAAATAAGGGCGAATTAAGATTCGGAAGTACGTTTGTTCGGATATTTCGTACCGCCTTATCCATCGTTCTGTTATTCTCAATAGTGGCAAAATCAGAGGTAGCTATAATAGCGGTGAAACTATCGCTGTTGAACGTTCCCGATATTCCTTGTATCTTGCGTAAGAAGATGTAATGGAAGTCGTTTAAAGTGTCTTTTAAGGAAGTGGCGATGTCCTTAAACAAGTCTCCGGTTGCAAATGCTACCTCGTCAAGCCCTGTTCCGCTTACTACGTTAAACTTAGCAACCCAACCGATATTTTCATTAACCTTTGCGAAACTCACATCGCCTAAAGTAGTACCCATTGTACCTATTGAAAACCCACTTATTGCTTGTAGGTTCTCCCTTAATTCAGTCCATTTTGTGGCATCCCAGGGAGCATTACCTGTGGTGGCTGCTTTTGAAATATATGCCTTACCCTGAAAGGTTACTTTTTCGCCTGATAAGTATGCTTTAGTATTAGAATATGCCGGTTGATGATAGTCGCCTTCCTCGCCTATTAACATACTTACCCTTTCATTTGAAAGTGTAGTAAGGTCTGCTAAAGTAGAAAGCGTTGCCGAACTCAAATCTGAATGGAAAACAACGCTCAATGGCTTGTGTTCTGTTTGTAAAGTATCTAAAAATCCTTGACTTGCTGTGAGTTGTGAACTTGCAAATACTTCATGGGATAGGTAAATACCAAGTTCCCTTATCTCTCCATTAGAGAAATTCTGAATGGTTTCTATCTCTGCCCCGGTATAAGCTGCCTGTGCGAATATCCCTACCCATGTAACACCTTTGGGCTGCTCTCTGAAATATTCTGAAATATGATAATGAAGAACAGCAAAATAAGAACCAACCCCGCTTGTAAATTGCGTTGGTGTTCCTGTTCCTGCTACGCTTGTTACTGTGAAAGTTATATGAGCACCGGCATTGTTTACGATACCTAATTTGTCGGGCTGCACTAATTCTACATCTGTTCCACCTACGTCTGTGGCAACCCAACCGTGTTTTATGCCTGTTGCCGTGCCTGCATTAATAGCAGCAACCAATCCTGCAACTACATCTGATATGGCAGCCGCCCCTGTTAAAACCGTAAATGTTCCAAGCACTCCACCGTCAATAGAAATAGTAGCGGTCTCGCCTGCCAACCAAGTTCCACCGATAACAACCTTACCGCCTGTTCCTTTTGTCTCGTCTGAATGGTCATCAACTATTCCAAGATTCTCTGCTTCTTGAAGTGAAAAAATCTTTTTTATCCTGTCGCTTGTCCCGAATCCCGAAGGAAGCGAACCCGCTGTATAGAATAACATTGCGGACAAATGGTCTTTTCCGGGTAACGGTCTGCCTAATCCACCTTCGCCTCTGTTAAATACAATATCAGGTAATGCCATTATTTATTTTTTAACTCAATTTCTTCTATTAGTCTTTTTTCACCCATTAAATGAGAACCTTTTATCTTCAACTTTTTTGCCTCTTTGCGAAGCTCTGCAAGATCATCAGTTTCCCCTGTTTTGGGTTCTCCTCCCTTTACCTCCTCTTTTTCAGCGGGGGCTTCTTCTGCCAAATCCTCCCTTTTTATCTCAAAGAGTTCAATCTTCCTGCTTTTAGCATGACTGTCAGCATAAGATTTACAATTCTCATAAAAGAAATTGCCGTCAGGTGTGGCAAACATCACATTGACATTCTTGTCGTCAAAGTAATGCCTGCCTATCTCGATTAATTGAGCTTTTGTGTGCATAATAGTTGGTTTTTAAGCAGATTGAATAAGAGTAACGATACCGGCTTCGTTTGTTCTCAGCTTCGAGGTCTTTGTGAGAACATCTGCCGATATTACAGTGCCATACATTACGGCATCTTTTTCATTCTCGAATATCTCAATAGCTCCCAATGCTGTTGAAACAGCATCCTCTTGCCATGCTATTGCACCAAAATTGTCTGCTGCTGCCCCAGCTGCTCCAACAGCTTTTCTTTGTGGAGTTCCGGCATTATCATAAATGACCATCGTGTTAGATGCCCTGTTTATGATGTTGAAATTCAAGACCTTTTTCAAGGCGGCAGTTGGCAACGATTTTGATTCGATGATGTCATCCCTGATAAGTTCCTGAATTGTAAATACTTCGTAATACATCTTTGCGGGTAACATCAACCACCGTCCCGAAACAGGCACGTTCTGGTCATCCATAACCTGTGCCACCTCTGCGAGATCGGCAATGGTCAACTTCTTTCTTGATCCCGTTGCACTTGGGGGTAGGTTTTTTGCTGATGCTGAACCGGAAGTCCTTACCTGATTTACACCAGTATCAGACGCCCAGTTAAAAATACCTTCTTTGGCAATTATATCCATGAGGATATTCAGGTGTTGCTTCATTACCGATTGACGTTTCGCATAACTCACCTGTACTTCGTCAATCCTTCCTATCCTCACGGGATCAACGGAAAAACTGTCGAGAGTATAATCGAGCGTTGTGTCTGTCCTTTCGGTAATTGGAGCAGGAAATACACTCCTGTTTTTTACCGCCCCTGCCAATGAACCGGCTTGCGGGACGTGAACAATTAAATTATCTACGAAAGCATCGTGGCTGACTGATTTTCGTAGAAACTCGTTTGTGTTAGTAAAGAGTACATCCTCGATGTCTCTTATCCATATTTCTTTTTGAATTGCCATTGTATTAAGTGTTAAAGGTTAGTCGACTTGAACGGCTGTACCATCCG